GGGGTTGGCTTATTCTTTGTCGTCTTTATGCTCTTTCAAATAGGCTTCATTTTGCTTCTTAACAAATTGGACCATGTTGATAAGCGGCAATGTGATTTTGCCGCTTCCAAAAACCATAGCGGAAATAACTTCCATTTTCGCACGGACAATGCCGTAGAGTACGGAAGCTCCGTTGATCCACAGCAGTTCGCCGAGTTCTTCATCATCTTTTTCCTTGTCCGCAGAGAATACGCCTTCCACGGTCATTTTGTAGTCACAGCGGGCCTTTTCGTTATTTTCCACAGCTAGGTTTCCGCTTACGATTACACGCACGCGGCCGAGCTTTTTTGTGCCCTCTGCATTCATATAGAAATTACTGACAGCAACCTCTGCATCGTTTGTTAAAAGGGCATCCGTTCCCAGGGTAATCAATCGATTGCTAAAACTGCATTCAGAAATAAAACTTTCTTCCAGTTCAATCGATGCGTTTACATCATGCGTAGGAATCATGCCGCACCTCCCCGAATTACTTTAAAAGCGAAATACGGAGCAACCGTTGTGGTGGCGGGGCTGGGATTTTCAACTTTTGTTTTACTGCACACCGATTCGCTGCTTTCGTATGTGTGGGAGTCAAGATTGCCGGAGAAAAGCACATCCAGCGGCATATTGATCTTTGCACTGATTTCCGACAATGTTTTGACAGAAAAATTGTATTCGCCGCTTTCCCATTTGGAAACCATAACCTGCGTGACGCCCATAAGCTCCGCAAAAGCAGCCTGCGTCATATCGTGCTCAACGCGCCACATTTCAATGGCAGCAGAAATAAGCGCCAACTGGCGGTTAGCGCTCTTTTCAGCCGGGGACATTACAGCCCCAAACAGCTTGCTCAATGCTTTCGACGTTTTCATAGCGAACCTCCTAATGCTCATCCAAGGGCCATTGCGCCTGAAAAAGAGTTTTCCGTCTTTCGGCTACACGGATACCGCGCTGGTAATCTCCTGAGTTCTTTTCAAGGAACGGGTACAGCAGAACAATATTTTGCCCTTGGATGTAAAAATAAAGGATTCTGGGATTTTTCCGGCTTTTGGGGTAACGTGCCGAGTAAATATCATCTGTGCCCGGTAGTTTTTCAAAATTTTTAAGTGCTGTTGTGGCAGTACCATAAGCGTCCAGCTGGGTCAAACTGCGCTGTAACCACTTGATATATCGCTCGGCAGCTTTGGGGATTTCATCATCCGCAAAAACTTCTTCCGGCGTCATATCCAGCACATGGTTACAAAATTCATCCATGAAATTGTCCGGCCCATAGATATTGTTGTAACCATCTATTTTTTCCAGTTCCAGAATAAATCACATCCTTTCTTATAATATAACCTATAAGTTATAAGATTGCAAGAAGTTCAGGCGCTATACACAAAATTTCACAATTACATATCATTCCCCGCGGCAAAAGCCTACGACGCGGCCCTCTATTTGGATGTCGGACAGTTCGGGGCCGCGGTAGACAAGCGGCGTGTAGGCAGGGTTGACAGGGACCAGCGTGACGGTATCGCCCTCCTGGTAGAAGCGTTTTAGGGTGGCCTCTTCCCCTATTCGGACGGCGGCGATCTGGCCGTTTTCAACTTCGGGCTGACAGCGGATGCAGACGACATCGCCGTCTTGGTAACGCGGGGCCATGCTGTCCCCTTTGCAGGTAAGCGCAAAGTCGGCGTTCCAGGCGGCAGGGATACCAATGCGGGCCTCGACGTTTTCCTCGGCAGTGATGGGCGTACCGCAAGCGATGGAGCCGACCAGCGGAATGGTGGTCATTGCAGGGAGCGGCTCGAAACCGGCGGGGATGGTAGGCGCATCATTATCCATAGGAACATCATAGCCCATAAGCCAGGCAGGGTTCACATTTAAGGCCTCAGCAAAAGTTCGCACTCTATTTTGCTTTGCTTCATATTTCCCATTTATATAGCAGCTTATAGTTCCTTCAGAAACTTTCGTTTTCTTTGAGAGATCTGCTGCTTTCATATTTCGCGCATCAAGTGCCTGCGAAAGCCGAGCGGCAAAATTGCTTTGCTTCATTGTTCGTACCTCCGTCATATCTTGTGTTCAGTATAGCGCTATTTTATAAAAAACGCAAGATACTTTTAAAAAATCTTTAGAAAACGTATTGACTTTAGTTTTCGCAAGTGGTAAAGTATAGGCAAGGAGGCGATAGCAATGGACTACTTGAACCTGCTCGGACGTATCCGAGCATACGGCATGACGCAGAACGATGTTGCCAAAGAAATTGGCGTATCACCTGCAACACTTAATAAAAAGCTGCGCGGCCATACCGACTTCACCCAGACGGAAATCCGTGCATTGTGCCAGGTTCTTATGATCCCGGATGCTGAAATTCCGGATTATTTTTTTGCAGCAAAACTTTAGTTTTCGTAAGTTTTGCTGTACATTCCCCACCCCAGGAGGTGAACACTGCATGACGTGCTCTCGCAAGCGCATTCTTCAAGGCGCAATTCTCAACAGCCTTGTAGATGCACAAAAAAATATGGCATCCGCAGAAAAAGTGGACGCCATAGGGCTTATTCTGTTAAGCAAATTTCTACTTCGCCTGTTGGAGAAGCTGGACGATGAACTCATACAGCTGGGAACGGAAAATCAGCAGCAAGGGCGCTGACAGCCAGTAAACAGCCTGCAACAGCTTGGGAATCGCTTTAGTTTCAGAGATACCAAGGTAACCGCACAACTTTACCGGCAGAAATACAACAAGTTGAACCCAGTATAGCGGAGATATGCACTCCATCATATTCATACGAAATGTTCCTTTAGCTTTGGAAAACATACCTAGCGCAAGTGCCATCACATCTTCGCGTCGAAAATTCAGATTTTCAACGACACTGGCTCTTCCGGTACTGATTTGACCATAACCAGCAAGGACGGACTCTGTAAACGTGGTATCCATGAGACCAGCTTGCTTAAACAGCTTTTTTACCGGCGCAGTACAAGCCGCAAAGTCATTGCGCTTTCCGAATATGTAGTCTTTATATTGTTTTTCATAGTATATCGTCCGAAGAAATCCAGACAAGCAAAACAAAAAACGATATCCTAAAATTCCACAAATCACAAGAACATATTTTTTTACCATTCTATCTTTTACACTCCCTCTGGCTTAATTGTAGCACAGACAGGGCGGTACAGGCAAGTTATATTCCCTACCCCAGGAGGTGAACCAATGCAGAACAATGGAACGCCCCCGCCTGATGGGCAAGATCAGACAGGGGCAGAAATCAAGAAGTTAAAGCGCAGCGTTTCAATTTTGAGCGTCTGCTGTTTCGTTCAGGCTCTCGCCATTGGCGGTATCGTTTGGCAAATTTTGCGAATCGCCAGAACCCTGGCCCTGCTCAATCAGAACATCCAGATTATCACTCAAAGCATCCAGCTTATCACTCAAAACGACGACCTCATCACACAAAATTTGCACAGATTCTACGACCTGCTCGTTCAGCTCGTTGGTCTGCTGTAACTGCTCGCTGATTTGTTGATTTCCATCAACAACTTCTTGAAGCTGTGTGTCCGGAAGGACTTGACTAAGCACCCACAAAACAAAAGTAAGCAGCACGCCAATCAAAGCAATCGCGTCACTGCGCGAAAGGCACGCTTTGTCTTTTAATGGTTTTACAACACTGCTTTTTACCGCATCTACTGTGTCGCTGGGCAACTGTGGTGAGACACGATCCAGCGTTTCTTCAAAATCACGCAGTGTACTTTTGATTTCGACCGAATCAGCGGTAGTGAGAACTGGCTCTGAAGCCTGCTGTATGGTTGTTTCTGCTTGATTGAGCAGTGCATTTATATCAAAGTCAACGCCTTTAAAGATTTCAGAATATCCTTGCAGCGCCTCTTTTATAGCAGGTGTCATAATGGCGTCTTGAATCTGAAATTGCGAAGTCAACGTAGGCATATTTTCTTTGATGCGTTTGGTTATAAAACTCGCGTCTGTTAGCGATTCCAGAGCAGGGAGTTTCAGTGTGGGTAAATCGAGTTGGATTTTTCTGCTTTTAAGTATTTCTGATACGTCAATCAGGTTGCCGTAAAGTGCGGTAAAGCTACTTTCACTCATTTTGTCCATGCAGACACATCCTTTCCGCTGCCATTGTAGCACAGGTGGAGCGGCGTGGGCAAGGACAACCAGCCAGGAAACTTGCAAAGGAGGTGAACAGGCAATGCCGGATAGCACCGAAGAACGCCGCCAAGAACTTGAGCGGCAAAAGCGTGAAGAAGAACGTAAAGATGCTCTCATGCGTAATTTTACACTTGTGGTCGTAACGGCAACTGCAATTATCAATACGATTACCATTATCTTACGACTAATCCGATAGTTGCTGTGACTGCGCCGTAAATCGCAATAAAAAGCGTAATCCAGTCCCGAAGCTCTTTTGAACTGGAACGCTTATGCGCAGAGTATTCCTCTTCTGCACGGCGCGTCAGAGAAATAACTGTTTCGGCCGTCGGGTCAAATCCGTCAAAATCAAGCGCGTTATAGGGAAACTGGTCTTGCAAATCGTCAAAGGATTTATAGCCGGTGGCGGCAAGAATCCGGCCAAGGGTATGATACCGCCGCACGGCAAGACAAATTTTAAATTCAGTATCAGTCAATAGAAACACAACCTTTCTGCCGCCATTGTAACACAGCGGGGCGGTGTGGGCAAGGAGGAAAACCAAGTTGAAAGTCCATGACTTGTTGAATACCTGCGGCAATGGGTTTGCCGCGTACAGATTTTACGGACGGCATGACGACGACATGAGCGGTTATTGGGTGAAGCGCAACCGAATCCCGGAGCTCCTTGTGGAAACGAAGCTGTTTACATGGCGCGTTGAGCGCGACCGGCTGCGCTTGCAGGTGGATGACGAAACGCTGGAAAAGGTGCTGTACACCATAGACGGCGGGGATGGCCGACACAATCAGCCTATTTCCGCCTGCTGAAAGAGGTGAAAAAATGCAGATTGCAAACGAATACAAGGCCCAGCAGACGGCGGTCTGCTCTTTGCTGGGCGGTATCGTGGCGGACTACTTTAAGGACGCGGACCACCGGGCCGCGTTTGAAAGCTGGTATCTGGAACGATACGGAAAACCGTACCAATGGAAAAAGCTGAAAGTTTAAGTGGAGGTAAAGCTATGACACGGAAACGCTGCATGGCGCGGGGAACGTGGCTGCGGATGCGCCAGTCCATGAAGTACAACAGGCTGTTCCAAGGCGGCGCAGCATGAAAATTTTTGACCTACTGAACACTATGCGCCGCGTGCCGCAGTACGTGGGCGTGCATGGGCCGGGTCTTGTGCTGGAACACACGGCCTGGACAGACTGGCACGCCATGCCGAAGGATGTGCTGAAAGCCACGGTCATGACCTGGTGGATTGACAACGAAATGGACGAACTGCGCATTGCCGTCCACCCCGCCACGGCGGCAAAACTGCTGGAAGAATACAAAGTGGGTGAAAATGTCCAACAGATAATCCCTATTGCCCACAACAAAAAGGAGCTGAAATTATGAGTGACAAGGAAAATCGTTCCCGGAACCTGTTGGAGCAGCTGGAAAAGCTGCCCGAGAAGGCGCAGGAGCAAATCGGCCATGTGATCCAGGGCGCGGCCCTGGTGACGGAGGCCCGCGAGAAGGAAAACAAGAACGGCGGCGCAGCATGAAACGAGGCGACCGAGTAGACAAGAAAACCGCCGCCGTACAGGAAATCGTAGAAAATGCGGTGCAGAGCAAGCGACTGTACCGAAAGACCCTGCACGAGACAAACGGCGTGCGCAATGCCGGAACACGCGGGGCGCTAATCTGCCGCGCGGCCGAGCTGGCGGGCATGGTGCAGGCGTACCGCGAATGTCTGCTGCTGATGCAGCGCGGCGGCATGATACCGCCGGAACTTGAACTGTTCGTCGGTGCCATGCTGGACGATTCCCCTAAACAGCAATGACCCCGCCCCGGCGGGGCATATGAGCCGCCGACGGCTGCAAGAGGCCCGGGGCGGATGGTCCATGCAATGGACCGCACAACCTTTCTCCCGCGGCTGCCCGGCGGGTAAGTTCGGCAGCCCCCGGCTGTGCGGGGAATGCACAGGCGCGGTGCTCTCTTTACTTTCTCTGCACCGCACAAGAGGCAGCGCAGCGGGCCTGTTCCGCGTTGCGCAAAGCCTGGCCGCCCGGTCCCCTATACCGGGCGGCACACATGAGGTGCGCCGATGGTTCGCGGGCGGGCTCGTGACCCGACCGATGCGGTTCAATTCCGCAGCGCACCACCAAAGGAACAAACACAAAGGAGCGCGGAACATGAAAATCACCGAAGTGGACAAGCCGACGATATCAGTACAGATGGCGTGCAGGGTTTTGAGAGGATCCGGCGTGCAGATGGGCGTTGAAAAGATGCGGGCCGGTATCGCCCAGGGCGTCTACCCTTTCGGCGAGATTGTGACGCGCGGCGAACATCTGAAAAATGACTGCTACACAGTGTACACAAAACTGCTGGCAGACTGGATGAAGGAGCGGGGTATCGTATGAAATACGCGAAGGAATTTCTTGTGGGCGTCTGGGTCGTGGGCAAGCTGTGCGGTGTGTACCTGCTGGTGCTAGCCGTGGCTATGCTGGGCAGTATGCACGGCGGCGTGGCCGCTGTGCTGGGCGCGGTGATGACAGCCGTGTGCTGCGCCGTGGGCGGGCTGACACTGTTCTGCATGGGCCAGGCTGCCAAGCAGATTTTGCAGGAGGGGCGGCACTGATGGTGGAAAAACAGTTCAGCCGTGAAGAGCTGGAAATCATGAAGTGGGACTGGATACACTGCCAGAATGTCCAGCAGGTGGCCGAGCTGCACGCTTGCGGAAAGAAGGATGTTATCGACGCCCTGGATCTTAATGAAAAGCCGCGGCCCGCACGGAAACGCCGCTGGGAAGAACTGCATCCGGCCAAGGCGCGGCAGTTTGTGCAGCAGGTGGAAAGCGGCGTGCCCATGAAAAGAGCGAGCAGCGAAGCCGGAATGCGGACGGTCCGCACCGGCTATGTTGTGTACAGACGGATGACGCAGGATGCAGCAGCTGCCCGGCCACATACCGAACCGACAAAGCTATATGCCGGTGCAGCGCTTGACAAACGGAAACTACCGCGTGGCTGTGCGCAGCGGCCAGAATGACAAAAAGTACACCGACACCGAGGCAGCGAAGATAGAACGTGCGGCGGCGATTGACTGCACCATCCGCCTGGATGCTTACGCCACAAACTGCAACCAGGGCGTGCGGTACAGGCTGGTGGATTACAAAGTGGTGGAAAAACGTGAAACGTGAAGTTATTGCAGAGCCGCCCGGCGAGGCGTGGCATCTGCTGTGGATGCGCCGGGCGCGGCGCTGTCCCCGCGGCGATACCACCCCGGAACAGGACGGAACCATGAAATGATAATGCAGCAGTGCCTTAATACATTTAAAATCACGCACCCGGAGTGCCGGGCCTGCAATGGGCTGAAAGCGACGTGTGAGAGCTACGTGCCGAACCCAAGCGAGAAGGCCCGGCGTGAGATTGACCCGGATGCGCGGAAGAAGTTGCCGGAAAAGCTCTTCCCTGCCGGTATGCAGGGCAACCCGGCGGCGCTGCAAGAAACGCGCTTTCGACCGCTGGAAGGCGGCAGAAAGCACAGGTGAAACAGAAATTTCCCATTCTCTATACTTCCTCATGTGACGCAAAAATACTGAAAGGCCGGACGGCGAAGGGCAAGCATCAGCCGCGCCGCCCGGCTTTTTTACATGGTGCGTGGCGCTGTCCCCAAGCAACGCAGCCAGCCGGGCCGGACCCGGCACGCACCGCCAATTTATAAGAAAAGAGTGGATGAAACTATGGTGCTTCTGGTTTTGGTAGTGGCCGGTATCGGCCTGTATGCTGCCTGGTGCAGCGGCAAGGATGTAGGCTACCAGAACGCCCAGCGCGAACAGGCGGCCCGCCTGGATGATGAACTGGAACCAACGATCTATTTGGTCGTGGCGAATAAGAAAGGAGACGCGGAAAATGACAAGCGTTGAAAAGGCTGTGGAAATCATCACGGCACAGCAGACAGAACAGAATGCACTAGGCCCGGTGTGGTGCGTGGGCGAGCAGCTGAAGGATATGCTGCAAAACGACGAGGACGCCGCCGCGCTGGTGGTGAAGGACATGGAACAGGACGGCATGGGCATTGCTGAGTGCGAAGAGAAAATTCACGATTTTGCAAGGGACAACGGCGGATTTTGCGGGCCGAAGAACGCGGATAGAATTATCCGAAAGTTCTACGGCATTGAGAATACGCACTTCCCCGCCCCGGCGGAACCTGCCGCAGCGCGCCGGAAGAAAATCAGCGTGACGGATTTCCTGTAAAGGAGCGCCCGACATGAGAACTACGGAAGAATACCGGGCTATGATCCCGGAAGAACCGCCCGCCGACCTGGTAGCTGAAATGGTCCGGCAAGAGCTGCTGGACAGCGGCCACATGAGTTTTAAGTGCATCGGCTTTGAAGAAGCGGACGCCAGAACACGCGACGATGACTTTTACATGGATTTACGCGAAAGTTTCCGCAAACGCCCCGCCCTGCTGTGGTGCAGCGAGTGCGAGAAAGAAATGCTGGCCGAGTACCTGCCGAGCGACAGTAAGAAAAATGAGTTCGGACGCCGGAGGATCCGCTACTATGATGCAGATTTCAACGAAGTTGTTGAAAGGTCAAATGCCGATGTGATTTTTTGCCCGAGTTGCGGAAAGAAAGTCGTTTTACGAAGCGCGGCGGACCTGCCACGGACGGAACAGAAATTTATGGTCGTGCCGACCGTTGCGGCGGGCTGCCTGATACTGACAAAATGGTGCGTTGAGCGGCGGCAGTTTGTGGGCGGCGAGAGATTGTACAAGAACGCCTATGAAGCCTACATTGTGGACGGCGGCTGTGCGGTGAAGCTGGCACACTACAAGCGCGGGCTGTACTGGAATATGTTGCGCCTGGAAGAATGGAAGCAGAACAAGCGCTTTGAAGATCGCCTGACCTGCCCTTATTTTTATGATGGTGCGGAAGGGCGGCCCAGCCTGGACGGCACGCCGCTGGAAAACGCCAAGCTGTGGGAGTACCTGGACCAGAGCTACGAAAAGAACGATTTCTACCCGGTGGCGTATCTGCGGCTGTATGCGAAGCACCAGCAGGTGGAGAACCTGATAACCGCAGGCTTTGCGTGGTTGGTGGCGGACGGCATCCGCCGAGAGGTGATAAACGTAGGAAGCTACATTCCAACGAGTATCTGCCCCCTGCCGCGCCTGCCGTGGATAAACTGGAAGGAAACCCGCCCGGCACAGATGTTGGGCCTGAACAAGGCGGAGGCCCGGGCGCTGAAAGAAAGAGGCTACGGCCTGGAAAAGTTGGAGCTATGGAAAAAATACCGCGGATGCAACACACAGCAGGAGTTATTCTACCTGCTGGACAGCGTGGACACCATAGACGCGACAAATATTCTTGAAAATGATTTGCCACTGGCACGCACCGTGAACTACCTGAAAAAGCAGAACCGAACCTCTTACTACCTGATGGATTATTTGCGCATGGCCGAGCGGGCCGGAATGGACATGAGCCAAGAGGCCGTGCGCTGGCCGAAAAACCTGCGCGCCGCCCATGATCGTGCAATGAATGCCGAAGCGGCGGTGCGGGCCGACACCGACGAATGCGCCAACGCGTTCCGCGAAATGAGCGAGCGATGCGCGGGGCTGGCGTGGGAGAAGGATGGTATCTGCATCCGCGTGGCCGAGCGGCCCAGCGAGCTTGTGCAGGAAGGAAATGTGCTGCATCACTGCGTTGGCGGTTACAGCAAGAGCCATGCACAGGGAAAAATCATCCTGTTCATCCGGCACAGCCGCCGCCCGGATCGCAGCTGGTACACACTAAATATTGATGTGCGGACCAAAGCCGAGATACAGCTGCATGGCTACGGAAACGAGTTGGCCGACGGAAAGAAACTGCAAATCAACAAAAAAGTGCTTGCATTTGTGAGCGATTGGCGGCGTGAGGTGCTGGACAAGTGGACACTGCCGCAGAAACCGAAGAAAAAGGCGAAAGCCGGATGAGGTGATGCAAAAATGACCTACGACGAAAAGCAGATGATCTTTACCGGCGCGGCGACGCCGGAGGAAAGCGCGGCGCTTGCGCTGCACTATGAAATTGCCACGGCGGCCCGGGCAGCTGCCGACAGCCTGCTTGACCTGGGCCGGAAAATCAAGCGGATGCGCGACACCAACGGTTATAAGGCCCTGGGCTTTGAGACACTGGGCGACTACACCAAGACGGCCATCGGGCTGAACCAGCGACAGGCCTACAATTATATTGCGGTGGTGGAAAAGCTCCCCGCGCAGCTGGTGGAGCAGAACGCCGCCGCTGGCGTAACCAAGCTGGCACTGCTGGCCCAGCTGACGGACGGCGAACGGCAGCAGGTCGTGGCCGAGACGGACTTGCAGGATGTGACCGTCAAGGAATTGCAGGAAAAAATCAAGGAGCTGGAAGAGAAAAACAGCGGCTACGCCGAACAGCTCTGTCTTTTGCAGTCAACTACACAGCCCGAGGCCGACGAGCTGACGGAAGAGCAGCAAAAACGCTTTGACGAAATGCAGGCCAGGATGGAAGAGGCCGAGAAAAAGCGCTCTGACGCGGAGAAAGCCGCCGAAAAAGCGGACAAGAACGCCAAGAAGCTGAAAAGCGACCTTGCCAACGAGAAGGCCCAGCGTGAAACCCTGATTGAGA